AGATGAAATAGACCAGCTGATCGAGATGGCGACCGATCCGCAGCTCAAAGAAATGGCGGAAGCCATCAAGCGAGACGAATCCAAGCACAAGGCAGCACTTGAGCAGTGGCTTGAGATGCATGACGAGGGCGGATCAGACGAGCCTGAGCCCGAGGACACACCAGACCCCGATGAAGGCGAAGAAGAGCAGATTGAGGCCGATGCTGACCCAGACGACGGCATATCTGAAGAGGATCTTTTCGGTGATGAAACCGAGCCCGAAGAAGAGGCTACCAGTGACCTCATAGACGACATCCGGGAAGTCCTGGCAGAGCATGAGGCAGAGAAGGCCGAGGACGAAGAGCCCGGTGAGGACGAAGATGAAGAGGATGAAGACCTCCCCGAGTTCCTGAAGGAAGACGAGGACGAAGAGGAAGACGAGGACGAAGTAAGCAAGGTCATGAAGTCCTACCGGGTGCCCATCATCGTCTCCAAGGGCAGCGATCAGCAGATCGTTTATGGGATCGTTAGTGAACCGGGAGTAATAGACCTACAGGGCGACCGCCTGAGCAAGTCCGAGATCCGCGCGGCCTGTCACAAGTTCATGCAGACCAGCCAGCGGATCGGCAAAGAGCATTCTGGTGTGGCCAAAGCTTCCATCATCGAGAGCTACATCGCTCCAACTGACTTCAAGTGCAACGGCCAGGTGGTCAAGTCCGGAAGCTGGGTGATGGCTGTCAAGATCCACGATCCCGCTCTCTGGCAGGCCGTGAAGAAGGGCGACATCACCGGATTCTCTATCGCAGGGACCGGCACCCGCACACCCTTCTGAAATCTTTTCTTGATGACCCGAGGTGATTCTATTGCCAAATGAGTTGACTGATCTCGAACTAGACGAAGTCTCGTTAGTCGGTAAAGCGGCTAATGGGAAGCGTTTCTTATTATATAAATCAGCTAATGGAAGTGTACCGATGACAAAGACCAAGCCCGCTAGGGCTGACAAGGCCGGAGCTAGGGCTCTGGTCAGCAAGGCTGAGCTGCTGGATATCGTCCAGAAAGCAGTCGAACCGATCCGCAAGGAGAACGAGGAGCTGCGCTCTATCCTCCGCAAGAAGGAGTATGAGCAGATAGCCAAGTCCGATTTCTCCGGCCTGGGGACTCCTGAAGAGGGTGCTGAGATCCTGAAGAGCCTGGAGGCTCTGCCGACCGAGGCCCGCAAGACTATCTTGAAGACCCTCAAGCAGGCCAGCGTAATGAAGGCCGAGGCAGGCAAGCTGCTCTATCATCCGATGGGTAGCGACAGGCCCGCACCTGGGACCTCCATGGCCGAGTTCGAAGCCCTGGTAACCAAGCACGAGAGCCTAATCCAGAAGTCCGGTAGCGGCCCCACAGATCCCAAGGTTCGCCACGCTCTGGCGGTAGCCGCAGCCACCCGCGAGAATGGCGCTCTGGCTAAGTCCGTGCTGGCTGAGGAGAGGGCAGGTACTGTGCGCGCCCAGATGGGGGTGATCTGAAGTGACTGACATGACAGCCCCCTTCAGGGAAGCTCTACCAGGAGACATTAGCTCCTACAATCCGGACGGTGACATGTCTGCTCTGGAGTACTGTTTCGTCCAGCTGGACACCACAAGAGCCCGGACAGTACAGGCATTCTCAAGCGGCCATCCAGTAGGCGTGCTCTGCAATCGGCCCACCGAGACGGCAACCTCTACCAACTTCTCAATCACCGCTCTGGTCCAGTGGAGGGGTAAAGCCCTCGTCAAGACTGGATCCAGTGGTCTGGCAGTAGGTGACCTGGTGAAAGTCGGAACTGGTGGGGTCGGCGACAAGGCCACGCCCACCAGCAAGGATATCATCGTGGGACAGTGCGAAGTCGCTGCTGCTGCGGGGCTCCCGGCTACCGTGAGACTGTTCACGTACCAGGCGAACATTTGAGGTGATGATTCATGGATTACAGAGAAACTATAGCATCCCTGGCCCAGCAGGTAGTTAACAAGGGCCTGGACTATTCACAGATCCACGTAGCCCGGCTGGAGTCGGAGTGGTCTCTCGCCTACAGGCAGGAACCCTCAAACTTTGTGGCAGACCAGTGGTTCCCTATGATATCGGTGAACCAGATAGCCGGTCTCTATCCCAAGTGGGCTATGGAGAATCACTTTACCAACAAGGCCGGTGAGTGGAGGCCCGGCAGCATCCCGCCCCAGGGAGAACTCAAGGTAGATACCCCCGGCTCGTATGTGTGCCGCAGGTATGCCTTCGAGATGCCCCTCATGGCCGATATCCCCTACGTGGCCGACCAGGGCTATCCCATCGAGCAGGCGACAACCAACATGGTTACTGACGTGCTCCAGTTGAATAAGGAGCTGATCATCGCCAACAACTACTTCAAGGAGTCTGTTTGGGGAATCGATGTCACTGGCGTGTCCAGCGGTGAGACCTGGTCTCCCGGCGATATTACCACAGGCGAGACCATTCGCCAGTTCAACGACGCGGACAGCGATCCCCTGGGCGTCTTCAAGGATTCCAAGCTGGCTATCAAGAAGGCCTGTGGTCTGCTGCCCAACACGATGGTCATAGGCGAGCAGGCCTACGAGGAGATGAGGATCAACAACCAGCTGATCAGCCTTTATAGGAACCCACAGGGTGCCGAAAAGGTGCCGACCAAGCTCAACGAGCAGATGATAGCCCAGGCTCTGGACATTGATAACATCCTGGTAGCCAAGGCCATGTACAACACCGCCGCTCCGGGCGATACCGTCGCTCTGGATTGGATCTTCGGCAAGCACATCTGGCTGGGATACGTGACCTCCCCCGGACCTCTGACTACCCTAGCGGGCATGAACCTGTCCTTCAACGAACCTCTGGGCGGCTTCGATACTGCTCTGACCCAGGTGCCCGATCTGCACACCCACACCACCTATTACCAGGGCTTCCAGTGCTGGTGCCCGGTGGTAATGGCCACAACTGCTGGTATGTTCATGAAGAACGTGGTAGCCTGAAGGCGGTAACGATGACTCGCTACAAAGTGGTGCGAGCATTCGAAAGGCATGATGGCAAAGCCCTGCGCAAGTTCACGCGGGGCTCTATCATCAGCCAGAAGGATGCCGCCAAGATGGCTGTCAGGCCCGAGACGAAGCGACAAAGTACCATTGAAGTCCTGATCAACTCAGGAGCTATATTGGCTATACCCGAGGAGGTGACACCAATTGACTCATAGAGTAGACCGCATCTGGGGGCCGGTCAAGGCCGATAACCTGATGGCTGACAAGCTCTATGCCAACCAGGCTAAACTCATCTTCGATAAGACGGCGGGCAGCTATGTAATCGGAACCGTGCCCGGCAACAGCGTCCTGGAGTACGCCGTGGTCAACATCGCCACAGGCTTTAACGACACGCTGACCCTCGGGAATGCTTCTGATGCAGATGCCTACATTGCTGATGCAGACTTCCCCAAGACGGCAGGCATGCATGATCCTATCGCCCTGAACATCCCGTTCGCAGCCGCAACTGCAATCAAGCTGGCAGTTGGCGCATCAACCACGGCAGGTGCCGGTACTATCTGGCTACTCTGGAGGCCACTCAAATGAGACGATTCATAGCTATTCTGCTGGTGCTGCTCGCTCTGATGGGTGCCGCCAGTGCCGCATCTTCGGACGTCGTGGGCGTCTACAACAAGAACCTGGTGGGAGCTGTTATCACCATTCCCGCAGCCGAAACCAGCGATGTGGACCAACTCGTGAACGACGCCAGCCTGAACTCGACCACCAACCTGCTGATAAGGTCTACTGGCGTCGGATCTACGCACTTCATAGATGATGTGGATGTGCCTCGGTGCCTCATAATAACCCCAAGCGACGCAGTAACCACCGAGATCAAGTTCACCGGCTTGGACATCTCGGGAGCGGTCATTACCGAAAACCTGACCTTCACCGCGTCCGCTGTCGCCCAGACCACGGCCAAGGCATTCAAGAACGTTACCAGGATAGACGCCACCACATCAGGCACCACTCGGACCGTAGATATCGGCACGGCTGACAAGCTAGCTCTGAACAAGAAGTTTGCAGTCAACCCGGTAGTCTACTGTTCAGTCAACGGTGCAAGAGAGGCCACGGCTCCTGCAGTAACGGTATCCTCAACGGTGTTGGCTCAGAACACCATCGACACCGTCACGGTACCGGGCGGGCATGTAACCAAAGTTTGGGTTCTGTACTGAGGGGAAGAAAATGACGACATACAAAGATGAGATCGGGTACGTGGTATCGATGGCCACCGGCAAGACCCTGACCACGGCCACAAAGAAGGAGTTCCATGTAATTAAACCGGATGGGACCGCCGCAACATGGACAGCAACCGAAAGCGGCACGGTTCCCGGTACGCTGCTCTATACAACCATGG